GTAACTGGCCCTGATAATACAGGTGTATCTGTATTGATTCCTGTAACAGTGGCTATGTATATTATATCGTTTATACTTATTACATTACCTATAGGCTCACTAAATGTAACAACTGTTGCGTTAGCAGGCCCTGTAGCTGTTGCGGCTATACCTAATCCACTAGCTGAACGTAATTTCCAATCTACTGCACCAGCATTGTTTCTAATATATGAAAACCATTCGCCTTCTTTTTGTTCAAAATAAGTCTCTAACATGGAGCCACTGTTTAAATCTGTTTCAAGATTTGTTACAGCCCAACTAGCATTACTCTCAAACGACATGGTTTTGAAAAGCTTTATATCTTTTGTAGGTAAAGGATTAAACACACTAGTTATACTAGATATGCCTTGAACACCATAATAGTTGTTACGCAACGAATTGGTGTTATGCCTATATAGATTACCGTTTTTAAAAGAATAAAAATACCCATTCATACCTATCATCTTTTCTGGAAAAAAGGTATAGAAAGACGGCCACCCTGGTGTTTTTCCTTCTGGATTAAATGAAACTGTTATAGCCATAATTAACAAGTTTGTGGGAACGAGGCAGCTACCTGACCTAATAACCCGGTTATTTGTAAATAAGTTCTGTTGCCTGCACCTGTACTAGATGGTTGTAATTGATAATAACCTGCTGGTAAAGGTGAAGTTCCTCCTGCATCTGAATAACAATGATCTCCTGCTGCTGGATTGCTACCTGACCCATCATGATGGAAGGTTTGATTTATTGGGAATACACTACCATCTACAGCACAAACATTATTAAATACACCAACTGATGATGATGAATAAGACGTTAATGAAGCTCCACAACTAGTAATAGCTGTAACCACTCCTGTTGCTATTTGAGCCACAGACCCAGCTGTAATCTTTACAAAACCATCTGATAAAGGTGTTGCCCCTGTATTGTTTGAAAAAACAAAATTACCTACTTGAGGTATAGTGTTAGTGTCAACTACTGGTGCGACATTACCTGTAGTAGATGAGTTTTTAGCAAAGAAAAAGGTTTGATTTTGTGTTGCGCTACAAGCAGCTCCTGATGTAGATTCCACAGTGCTACTCGAAAATGATGATAACGCTGTTGGGCAAAAAGCTTTAAATCTAAATGCGGTTCCTGTACATACGCCTGCTATTTTCAACTGCACATTAGCAGGTGAAGCATTAGGTTTGGGAACAACAAGGGTATAATATATATCCCCTGTAGAATTTAAATTTACTGTACCTGATGACGGAATAACTATATGAGTATCAGAACCTGTATCTACAAACGCACTACCACTATACACAAACTGTGAAACAATAGTTGAACTACCCTCTAAATCAGTTGCCTCACAATTCGTTTCACCTGTTTTTCCAACAAAATTTAATTTTCCAGCAGTTGCAGTTTCAACTCCATGAGCATTTGTTGTAAGTGTGTTAAATGTAGCTGAATCATACGTTGCTATAATACCATCTGGTATATTGAATGGTTGAAAATATACAACTATAGCTCCTACATCTGTTCCTGTGTCAATATCGATTGTATACTCACCTACATTTCCACTAGCCGACACATCTGTGTTACATGCTACGGCACATTGACAATTAGCGGCAGCGCCTAAAGTGCCTCCTGTTTGTTGTCTATAAGTTGAAGTCGTTTCGCTAGGGTCTTGATACCATCCGTCTGGAGCTTTATTCGTAAGTGATGAATCTATCCAAACAGCAGTAGCTGTTGAAAATAAATTGGTGTCTATATAATATGTACTATCCTGTGGCATAATCTTAACAAGTTAATAAATTTTCTACCATACCATTTGAATTAACAAATATAACTGATGTTGCGCTTAATGAGTAATATCCTGCTCCAAGTTTTGTAGTAGCATCACTGTTTGCATATACAAAGTTATTTACAACAGGTGTTGCTCCTGTACCATTATGGAAGTAAGTAGCTGTTTGTGAAAGACCACATGCTCCAGCTCTAGTAGTGCTAACGAGTGATGAACTATAGCTAGTATACGTACATCCTGTGCAACAAACATCATCAGCGCTTGTTGTGCTATAACATAAACCAACAGCATTTCCGCAAGCAGCACAAGTTTGTCCTGGAAGTAAGAGACCTCCTGATTGCTGTCTAACAAAATTTCCTGTTTGATAAAACTGATCTGCAGCTTTTACTTGTAAAGTTGAATCTGTGTAAACAGCATGAGCTGTTGTGAAACTAGCTGTGTCTAAATGAAAAGTAGAAACACTACCTGAACAACATGCGATACTAGCATTCGCTCCAAATCTTAAACTAGCTGTTGTAGGTTCTCTGTAATCCCATATTAAATATAAATACCTATGATTCGAAGGGTTATTATAAGTGAATGATGCTTGAAATAAACCACTTGAAGGATTTGATATAGGTGTTGCAACTGCTGCTGCAGCGTCTATAGTTGCCCATTGTGTTGCGTTGTATTCTGTGTTTGAAACTAAATATTTGAATTTATTCACTCCAATATCAAAAACAAAATCATCAAAGTCTTTTTTATTTGATTGTTCTGTCAAAGTAGAACCACTAACAGGAAATAAACCTATAGAAGACTGGCCATCAGTAGATATAAAACTACTAACTGGAGAAGTACCCGAACTGTTAAATGTTATAAGCTCGCTAGCAGTAGGACTATTTAAAGAATTTTTTTCCCATAAATACTGGTTGTGAACAAATTTACCGTTATCAGCTGGGCTAGTTAGAGCCATCTGTACTACAGTAAGTAAGTTTGTTGCGGGGCAAGATGGTGTTATATCAAATGATGCAGTGCCTGATGGAGTTATAGTAACCGTGGCTGTATTAGGATTAGCTAAATTTTTATCAAAATTTAGTGTTCCATTACCAGTGATAGATTGGCTAATTACATTTGAACCATTCCAGTTTACAGTTAAATTTACTGTGCCTGTGCTAACGTTGTAATTAAATGTCACAACTCCTTGAGCAGAAGTAAAGTCTACTGTAACAGTAGTGACAGTAGTAATATTTTGTTTAGCTATATTAACACCACAATTAGTGTTAGGTATAACAACAGGCATGCTCGAATCACTAGATGCTAACACATACTCGTCCATATATGGATCATATCCGCCTAATTTAAATTTGTTAAAATTGTTAATGAACATATCTCTAAAGAACGACCTCATACCAATATCAGATATAACGTTTAATTGTTCTTGTTGAGATGCTCCATTTAGCATAATTACAGCTGACCTTTTTGCATCTGTAAAAAATTTGTACGCTCCATAAGCCGTGAAGCTTTCTGCGTTAGAACTAATACCGTACTCTTCTACTCTAGCCACTTGATTTCCTAAAACTAAATTACTTGCTGTGACTGCACTGTTTCCACTAGTAGTTGTTAGTAAATCTTTATTAGCTAATACATAACTAATTTTATCTTCTTGTAAAACAAGTATGTCTGTTTGTCTAGGGTGCAGTATCTGTATCGGCCCATACGAAACCTCTAAGTCTTTAAAGTTTGCTAAGCCTAAATTAAATTCATTTAATCTATTTATGTTTGTTTCTTCTACATATATACCGCTATATGTTAAACTAGCAAACCTGTCTGCTTTTTTATAATCTTGCTGTGATACTGAGGTTACACGCTGACCTAAATTGAATGATTGGCCTACTAATGAATCTTCTACTTTAAAACTTTCTACCCCATTTCCAAAAGCGAAACAATCAAAAAACCCTAAATTAACTAAAGCTGGTACCGAAGCTGTTTGATTTTGGTCTCCTGTTTCTGTACCTGACATGTGAAAATTATTAGTAATATTATAGTTTGTGTCGTCTTCATAATATATATCATTATCCACATCTATAGGTGTTGTTTCAAATACCATCAAAGAATCTGCTATTTGTACAATAATTCTTCCTTCTACAACAGAATATTTTCCCCTTAAACTACCACACCCTGGTGTACCTGAGCTTATACCAAGAAACAATTCATTACTATTTGATGGTGCTGCAGAATCACTTGTGGTAAATTGATATCTATTTTCGTTGATTACTTTTGTCGGTACAGTGCTATTCGACGGGTTTAATGTACTTATGTAAACATTTGTATTTGCTCCTGAATCGTCCTGACTAGTATCTACACCACCTTTAAAATCTATATTTTCTCCATTAACAAAATCAAACAAGTTACTATAATCTGTACTTGCTTGAAATGTTCTATTGTAATCATATATTTTAGAACCACATCCACCTGAACCTGTGCCCACTCTAGTAAATCGTAAATCAAATGTTACCAAACTAGAAGCAGGTATTTCTAAATTTGTTTTTACACCGGTTGGTGAAGTTTCGAAACATGGTATAAGTATAGCTGGTTGATTGTTTCTTTTTACTGTTCTAGCTATTTCTGTTTGTGAGTCAAAAAAAGAACTACTATCAGAAGTATCAACAGTAAAACTTGTAGGTTTTATCTGCATATATAAACCAGCTAGCTCTGATATAAATGGAGGTTGTCCTCCAGTCTCTATACTTGCAGAAGGTGTTAAAAAGTTTTGTGGCTTTGCTTCTACTTCTAAAACTTCACATTCAGCTAATACCGATCTTGCGCCTTGACTATCTGCTTTTACCCTGAGTATGTCTCCAACTTTTACCTTTGTTTGATTTTGACCCTCTAACTTAAAAAAAACAGAGTTATCTGTAGTGTTTGAATAATAAAAATTACTATATATTGTGTCATACGGCCCCTCTGCACGTTTGACTACGAACTTGTATTTAGTAGCCCAGCTTGGGGGTTTTTGTGTTGTAGGTATAGTAACTTTTATTTTATTTTGTATGATAGAATTACTAGCTGGAACAAACACGGTATTATCTGGAGACACCAACGCTGTAGTACTTCTTGCGTATTCGTCCATATAGACTATACCTACTTCGTAATTTCTATTACTATGCAAGCTTTTTATACTGTTATTTCTTAAAAATTGTACGTCTGCTCTTGTAAAATTAAAATACTCGAATAACGCTGCAGCTGTGCCTCCACCAGCTTCTATGTCTACAAATTTTATTGCAGGTATTTGTATAGTAATATTATCGCTTCCTGGACTAGTGGTTATTAAAAACCCTTGATCTAATCCTGTAATACCGCTTGCGTTTTTTTGCCATGTGACATTATTATCAGAGTCAGCAGGATTTGTTATACTACAATTAAATGTATCTGTATAAGATGTTCCACTTGCACAGTTTGCTACAGTTTGAAAATGCTGTATTTGAGTTCCTATTGCTGCTTGAAAAGCATCGCTTGATGCCATTTCAAAAACAGTATTGAAGTCTTGAGGCAGTGTGAATACATTTGTTATTTCTGTAGAACCTTGCTGACCTGTCACAGTCCCATTATTTCCAGTGTATTTATTATGACTAAATTGTAAATCTAATGATAGAAAAGCACCAGCTTTTAATTTTGTTTTTACAGTCGATAAATCCATAACTATTGCTGATTGAGCTATGGTTTCAGTTGTGTCAATAGTATAGTTTACACCATTTGCAAAACTTGTAGATATTTCAGTTAAATCTATGTTTTGTGTGGTTAATTCACTTTCAAAATTTATTTGACAAGTTGAACCATTTGAATCTATCAAATCATTACCGTCTTCATAATTTCCATATATCAATCTGTTACCCATTATAGTTTGCCCTTTAGCAACTAATGGTACATTATCATATAATCTCAATAGCTCTGAATCAGGTAATGTAGTATATACTTTGCTGTTCGTAAATGTTTGTGTCTGTATAGAATTATCAGGCCAACCAAAATCATCTTTGTCAAACTTTTCTATCACGTTGATTAGATTTGAGTCAGCAAACTTAAAACATAAGTCTATGCCTTTTACTAAACTAGAGCCTGTGTTGAAACTAATCTCTACTGCATTAAATATGTTTTTCATACCTGCATTTAGATTAGTAGAAGCGTCCAAAGAAAATACACCAGGTACAAATGCAATATCTGTAAATTGTGATAAAGCGCTGTATTCGTCATCTTCGTATTTATATCTATACGCAAATGTTACCATCCTTGATTCTAAAAAGTTTGCCTCTGTAGCTTGACTTAACATAGTTATGCCAGGGGCCTCTGCAGGGGGCTTTACTATAACTTTTAATTCTTCAGCTGTAACATTAGTGTAATCTTTGGTTACGTTTATTTTTCTTGGAGGATTTAAGTCGTCAGTGAAAAATAATAAATCACCAATTTTATTTATACCTGTAATTAGATATTGTGCATCAAAATTTAAAACACTAGACGAAACGACATGGTATCTTAGTAGCTCAGAATTTGTATTAAAAGAAACAATCATATCAGCAGTAGGAGAAGCTATAAACCAATAAATAGTTTCTTTTTCTCCGTCCTGAAACGCCCCTATACAAACACCGTCTGTTAAAGGTGTGTTATTGTGCTTTAATGTTGTTAGTTGTGTGTTGCCTTTTGAGTTTTCTACTGCACCTATTTCTGTTGTCTCTGTAGAACCAAGTCTAACATTTATAGCATCGACGTATTCTCCCGGTGGAAGAATCCTTTCATCCACGCTTTTATTCATTCTACCCGCTACAAAGTTTGTTGTTCTTATAGGCATACTACTTTATCCATTTAGCCTGGCCTCTTAAATTCATTAAGAGTCGACCAGGGTGTATATTACTTAATCTAATTTTTGCATTACGAAGCAAAGATGATTTATCTTTTCTTGCTCTATTGACTATATATTCTTGTACTCCTAATCTACCATTCAAAATAGCATATTTAATATACGCATAAATGTATTCTTCAAAAAGTTTGTTTATACTGATGTTCGAGTCTGTTCCATTCTCCATTCCATCTGAAACATATTCCAAAACTATAGATGCGTTATTAGCTATGGAACTAAAATTAATTACACCGCTTTGTTTGTCAATAGAAAACGTTGGATTCATATTAGCTGTTTCTGTGTTTAGTCCAAACCTAGACCCAACTGCTCTATCAAAATACCAACAACCATCTATACAAACACCCTCGCATCCATGAAAAGGGCTATTTTGATTTAAATAAATAGATTTTGCTCCGCTATGAAAAGATATGTCTAGTTCAGAATCCTGCGGTTTTAGTACATTACCATCTTGATCAAAAAGTATTTTTGAATCATTATCCTGTAAATAGGCAGTAGCCCAACCAGTTTGTATATTTTCTGTTAATGGTAATAGTAGGCCATCCTTGTAATAAGATATTCTAACCCAATTCACATAATCATGCGGAAGAATAAATCTTAATTCTTCATTTAAGTCAAGTTGCAAAACTTTTATTTCTTTCATGGCATCATAATTCAACTCCTGTATACCACGTTTTGCATGAAAAAGTATTTGGTATCTTTCTATGTTATTTACAAGAGAATTGTTGCCTTGATACATTAACATAAAATTATTTACAATTTCATCTAATGATACAAATTGGTACGAACCCCAGTTCTTGTCTGCAGGCGTTCCCCCTGAATTATTATAATATGCAAAATCATTTATGTATGCCATATATTATCCTTGTGTTTGATTATCTAACATTTCTTCTTGTTTACCAAACTGATAAACATCTGCTTCTCTAATCTCAATACCTATGTATTGACATATTTTAGCGACTATATTTGGTTCGTCCGACAAAGGTAATTCAAAGTCTTGATAATCGGATTGACTGCTATCAAACTCTGGACTACCTGTGGTTCCTCCAACATTTAAATATGTCCATTTAGGCGGTGATGGATATCGTATGTACTCCGCACTAACTGAACCGTTTTGTGTAATTGTTTCAGGATAAACAGTAATCGTATTACCTAGCTGTCCTGTATCGCCATCTCCTGTAATTTTTGTCGTAGCTCCACCTAATACGTAAGCTGGATACCCTAATGAAGGTGCAGTAAGTGGAGAATTATTCAAATAAAATATTTTATTTTGATTAACTCTTTCTACCTCAACTATACCAGCTGTTGTGAATATTGCATAAGAATTTCCTACTGTTGCTGCTGCACCAAATGGATTAGCTGATAAAGTTAACTGGGTATTACTATCTACACTAACAACGTATGCGCTTGTACCTCCATAACTACCTGTAGAAGTATTTACTACATATTGACCTGCTTTCACAGTGCCAGTTGTTACAAAAGTTGCGTTTGCGTCTATAAGCTTATTTGTTGCTGATCCAGTTGTGACTGCACCAGAAATATAGTTAGGATAATAATTTACTTTATTTATAAAGTAATAATCATCAGGTAGATTATAAAAGTTACTTGCTTGTTGTTTTAAAGATTTGGTTACTGAAAAGCTATCAATAACCTCAACTAAACTTTTAACTATATCTGCATATCCTGTTCCTGAAACACGTTGATTTTCTTTTGTAATCCAATTATTGTATTGATAAAAATAATTTTCAAACAAGTCCATTTGGGCTTGCTGTGCATACAAGTTAAAATCTTGTGGAGAAACATATCCGTAATTGTTTTTATTAGCTATTGCTAATACTGTGTTTCGGACACTGTTTATCATTACACCCATAACTAAAATTTGTTTATACAAATATAAGTAAAAAAAAAGGAGCCTAATTGTTTAAGCCCCTTCTAACTCTCTGTTAAGCGTAATTATGCCCAAGCTTCTTGTAATTGAGCAATTTGAGTAATTGGATACTTTGGCTCAAGAACATAGAAAGGCTTCGTCCAGCTTGTTCCTAAAGCTTCTTCAATAGCATCTACGATACTATTAAGTTGCTCTTTAGTTTTTGCTGCGTCAGAAGCTGTAGAAGCTGTTAATCTAACACCTAACGCCTCTGCTGCACCTGATGCTGTATGGCCTACCAAGTTGAAAAGAATATCAACTTGTGTATTAGCGCCAACCTCAACAGTTACAATATTGTGAATAGGAATTAAATAATGAGCATCACTTAAACTGATTTTTAGATATTTTACCATAGTTAAAAATTTTAATGGGTTAAACAATACAGCAAAGATACGCTTTCTATTTATCTTTTTTTAGACGTTTCTGCAAGTGTTTATATACCTCCAAACCTGCGTCACTTTGCATATAGCTTGCAACCGCATAGTCTCCCTCGTCTCCAAAAGGAACAGTCAATAATTTCTTTTTATTGTTAGGTAAGTTAAAGTATACATCTTTATTGTTGTTTTTGTATACCAAATACCCATTCATAAAAAATTGTTTGACTTCATCCTGTAATTGTAACATAGGGTCATTTATTGTGTCAATAAAATCAATAGGGTTTTGTTTAGCATAAATTAATATATCTCTTCTAAGTTGAGGTATTGTTAATTTTTCTACCTGTGCACCCATTAAGACTCTGCAAACCGATACCAGTTGATCTACCTCCATGGACTTTGCTATAACTAAAGCATCAACCTCAAGTTCTACCATTTCTAGTTCTTCTTGTGCATCTTTGCTTTCATCTATTTCTTCGAATATCATACCATTAGATGGATGATAATGTAAAAACTGCTGTAATACTTGATTTTCTCTAGGCACGAATAACATACCGTCTTCAAAAACTACGGGTTCTAAAATAGCATTACCATCTTGCTCATCTTCAAATGGGCTTTTTTGGTTTCGTGCATATCTAAGTGGTCTATTGATTCCTTGTTCTTCATCAAAATATAATAATGGAGAACGTGCAGAATGACGTGAACTCAACATGTATGCTAGTGGGGATTTGCCGCCTTTTAATCTATAGGCTTTGGCTTTGTGTACTTTATTTTTTTTCATTTTATTAAATTTAATTTGCGTTAAAAATAAATTCTACCCCTACCGAAGTAGGGGTAAAACTTATGTAAATATTAATCCTTAAATAAGAAGAAGTTGTTAGCACCTAAAGTACAAACAGCTCTTTCAGATAAGAAATTGACCTCCATTGCGTCAAGATCAGAAGTTCTTGCACCACCAGCTGAACCAGTAATCCAAGTTTTATATCTTCTATCCTCAGTTTCTGAAGCTCTATATCTCACGTGTAAGAATGGTCTCTTAGCGTTTTTACCAAGGATTTGGTCATAAACTGTAGTAGAACCAGCAGGTACTAATAACCCGTTGATAACTCCACCACCTAAGTCACCTCTCATTGTAGGATCGTTTAGATATTTCCAGTCAGACTTGTAAAAATCATAACCTCTTCTAAATCCTGTAAAACCAAGATTTAAAGCCATGTCTT